GCGAGTATCCCACAAGATGAGCCAGAAATAAGTACTATAGAAACAGAACCTACACAGGAGACAGAACCCATGAGCGAAGCAACCATTCCAGCAGTCGAGGCAACCATCCCAACTGCACCAATTTTTGCACAAGCAAAACGCAAGTTTGTTATGCCAACCGCAGCCGAATACATGGCAGCAATGCACGCTGGTGGAGACACATTCCACAACGTCAACGCCGCATACAAAGAAGCCGTGCGCGATCAGCAATCAGCATTGCAAGCAGCTGCAGGCGATGTGCTTACAACTGACACACCCGGCTTGTTGCCAGTGCCAGTGCTTGGGCCAGTGTTCCAAGACCTTAATTTTGTGCGACCAGTTGTTAGTGCATTTGGTGCACGCGCAATGCCAAACACACCAAGCAAAACTTTTACACGGCCAACAATCACCACGCACACAAGTGCAGCAACACAAACTGAAAACAGTGCAGTAAGCGCAACCACAATGGTGATCGCAGCAAACACTGTTACAAAAACAACGGTTGCTGGTCAAGTCACGTTGACAATGCAAGACATGGATTTTACTGATCCAGCGTCAATGAACATCATCCTCAATGACCTTGCAGGTGAGTACCTGATTAAAACTGATGACATTGCAGCAGATGCACTTGTTGCAGGTAAGACCGCATCAGGCTCAACATGGACTGTGACAGCCGATAACCCAACATCGTTGATTGACTCTTTGTATGACGCAGCACGCGAAATCACAGAGGACAGCAACTATTTCCCAACACACTTGTGCGTTTCGCCAGACGTGTGGGGCAAGTTAGGCGCACAGCTTGACGGATCAAAGCGACCAGTTTTGGGTTACACCACAAACGGTGTGATCGGTCAAAACTCAATCGGCCGCGTTGGTGGTTTGCAATACACCGGCATGGATGTAATGGGCTTGTCACTTGTTGTTGATAACAACTTTGCAAGCGGCACAATGCTTGTTTGTTACGCACCGGGCTTTGAGATTTACGAAGCGCAACAAGGCGTGTTGTCATTGCTTAACCCATCAACACTTAGCCGCACGTTCTCCTACTACGGATACTTTGCAACATTCGTTGCCAAGTCATCGTTCATTCAGGGCATCGTAATCGCTTAGTCTGTAGCGGACTTAGACCGCTATGGCCACATACAACACCGCTACAAAACAACTCATTAGCAACTACGCGTGCATTAGCACGTTAGAGCCAACTGACATTGTTGTTGGGCAATCCATAACTGTTGCCTCTATTGGCGCACCGTTTAATGGCACGTTTACTGTGCTGGCGTTGCCACAGTACGAGTACACAGGGATTGACTCAACTACTGGCGAGTTTCTTTACAACGAGGATGTAGCACGGCCTAACCAGATCATCTACGCGGCAACTGGCAGCAACGTGGAGTATGCAGCGTTTTACGCCGGCACAGTTGTTTACACACAGTCATGCACATGGGTTACTACGGCGCAACTGGTTACATATTTAGGCGTAAGTATTGCTGATCCGTCTGATGACTTTACGCTTGCGACACAAGCGCGAAACGCTGGCAACGAGTTTTGTTACCGCCGCCGTCAAGAGTCAGGTTATTTTGACAGCCTTACCACGTCACCGGGTCACGATGTCACGCTAGGCACGCTAATGTATGCGGCAGCGTTGTGGCGTAGTCGAGGCAGCATTGAGACTGCCTATGCAGCGTTTGACACTATGGGCACACCAACGCAGCAGTCATTGACACCAATTGTTAAGCAATTGTTGGGCATACCTCGACCAGCGGTTGCCTAATGCCTGCACCATACACAGACCTGCTCAATGAGGCCATAGACGATGTAGCAGCCACGCTGACAGCCGTTAGTGGCTTGCGCGTGGTTACAGACCCAACACGCCTTGTTCCAAATTGTGTGTTTTTGTTAGCACCAAGTTTTACAACATACGGCGGCAACGGCAACATTGTAACAATGGATTTTCCACTAAAAGTGGTTGGCTCTGGCCCTGCAGGTTTGCCAGTGTTGCGCGAGATTTTAAGCATTGTTGCGCTGGTGCTGGCATCTAAAGTAATTGTGTTATCTGGCCAGCCGGCATCTATTGAGATTGGCGGCGCATCGTTTCCGTGCTACGACCTAACAATGAAAGTGCAGGCACAAACAGCATGATTTACACAATTGCCTCTACCAAACTTGGCATAATTGGTGACCCATTTATACCAGCTGACGGCATCAACGTGGCAGCGCTGTTGTCTGGCGGTTTCATTGTTGAGCAATCCACACCTAAACCCAAAAAACCTGCTAAAACTAATACAGAAACCAACGAGGAGATTTAACCCACATGGCTACAAGCACTTACCTATCTAATCCAGTAGTCACGGTTAATGCCGTTGACATGACAGACCAGACCAGCGCATCAACTTTGACTCGCGTAATCGAGGCATTGGAAAGCACATCGTTTGGCAAGACCGCACGCGTTTATGTTGGCGGCCTAGAAAACAGCACGTTGACACTCACAATGTACAACAGTTTTGCCGCTTCAGAGACTTACGCAACTTTGGCTGCACTTGTTGGCACATCTACAACGGTCACGATTAAGCCTACGAGCGCGGCAACTAGCGCAACAAATCCAATCTCAACTTTGACAGGCTGCTACCTAGAAACTTTGCCAATTGTTAATGCCGCATTAGGCGCGCTAGACACAATTGACATTACGTTTACTGGTGGCGTGTATTCAGTCGCAACGTCTTAAAAACAGCCGGCAACGGCCCGACACGAAAGATACGGCATGAAAATTAAACTTGAGTTAGACCTGCAAGACGGTCGAGGCAAGCGCGTTATGACCACAAATATGTTTGTGGTGTGTGAATGGGAAAAAACAGAAAACCGTAAAGTTTCTGATGGTAAAGGTATTGGTTACACCGATCTTGCGTGTTGGGCGTATCACTTATGCAAGCTGGCTGGTGACTCTGTGCCAGACAACTGGCGTGAATGGGTTAAACAGCATCCTGACATGGATTTAACCTCTATTGATGAGACAAACCCAAACCCTACAGCGTTGGCACTTACCGAAGACAATTAGCAGAAATGCTTGTTGCAGTAGGATGGTGGCCAACGCACATCGAGTTTGACACACGCGACCTTGTTACGGTGATTACAGTATTAAACAAACGTAAATAAAGGTGACTGCCTATGATTTCTACAACTATCCAAGTGGCAGGCGTTAAAGACACCATAAACCAATTAGGCAAAATTGATGCACAGTTACAAAAAGATTTTAAGGCAGACGCAATTGCCATTGCAGCACCAGCAGTAAAAGCCGCACAAGATGCTTATTTTGTGGTGCCTTTGTCTGGTATGAAATACAACTGGCAAAGCGAAGGGCGCAGCAGAAAAAACTTTCCGTTTACTGTTGCAGCTGCCGTTAAAGGTGTGCGCGTCAAATTTGACACACGTAGAGGCGCAGTAGGTGTAATCCTTATTGAGCAGAGCAACCCTGCTGCAGCAATTTTTGAGACTGCTGGCCGTGCCAATGCAAACAAACTTGGTGACCAGTTAGGTTTTGTTGGCGAGGGCCGCACACGTTTAATTGGGCCAGCGGTGTACCGGGCGCGTAAAGGTATTGAGCGCGACATGGAAAACATGATTACTAAAACCCAAACAGAGATACAAAAAGGGCTTTTGTAATGGCTCTGACTATTCCAATTATTGCCGAATATAACGGCAAAGACCTTGACAAAGCAATTAAACAATTTAGCCAATTAGAAGGCGCTGGTGCAAAAAGTGCGTTTGCACTAAAGAAAGCCTTTGTGCCGGCTGTTGCCGCACTAGGCGCATTAACTGCCGGCTTAGGTTTAGCAACTAAAGCAGCAATGCAAGACGCAGCTGGACAGGTTGAGTTGGCTCGACAACTCAAAGCAACTACACAAGCCACAGATAAACAAATTAAAGCGGCTGAGGCTTTTATTAGTACTTTGTCACGTCAGACCGCTATGGCTGACGACAAGTTAAGGCCAGCGTTAGCAAACCTTGTTAGAGCTACAGGGTCGCTTGAGTTGTCTCAAAAGGCTATGGCAATTACTGCCGATTTGGCTACCGCAAAAAACATTGATATGGAAACAGCCAGCGTTGCTGTAGCAAAAGCGCTAACCGGGCAAACTGCTGCATTAATTAAACTTGACCCATCATTAAAAGGAGTTATTGACAGCTCATCAACAGCAGACGAAATTTTGCTTGCGTTGTCAAACACTGTTGGTGGCGCTGCAGAAGCGTTTGCTAACACGGCTGAAGGTGGAGCAAAAAACTTTGGCATTGCAATGGGCGAATTACAAGAAAGCATTGGCGCAGTGTTTTTGCCTTTAATGGAAAAAATGATACCGATCTTAAACAACGTGGCAAATTACATGGCAGAAAACACAACAGTAATTATTGTGCTTATAGGCGTTGTGGGCACTTTGGCTTCAGCAATTGTTGCGGTAAACCTTGCAATGCGAATTTACGGTACAACAGTAAAAGCTATAGAAATAGCAAACACATTGTTAGCTAATTCTTTTACAAGTTTGCAAACATCAGCAGGTGTGTTGGCTACAGGGATTGGTATTGTAACCATCACAATCGCAGCACTTTACGCTTTGTTTCGAGAAGGCCCAAATGCAGTTAACGGGATTTTGCAACCGTTTAAGGATTTTGCGCGCGCCATAGCTGCAGTAGTAGCAGTTATTGGAAACACTGTTCTTGGCGCAGTTGAATTAGTAACACGCGGCATAAACGAAATGGTTAACGCAGCAATTAACGGAATTAACTTGCTAAATCCCACAGGTTTTGGCGAAATTCCTAACGTACCAATGCCAAATTTTCCAAGCATCCCTGTGCCAAGTTTTGGTGGCGGCTCATATGCGCCGCCAAGATCAGGAATTATTGCGCCACCCAATCCACCTCGAAGTCCTGTTTTGCCAACAATGCCTGCACCTCCACCACCATTAGCTGGTGACGGTGGAGGCGGTGGCGGTGGCGCTGGCGGTGGTGG